GCTCCAATTCAAATCAATTCAGCCTGTAGGTGTCCTATCCACAATGCCAAGATTGGTGGAGCACCAATGAGCCAGCATCGATCCACTAAGACTAGCCCATCAACAGCATTCGACATCGCCATTGGCAACCACGATAAGCAGGATATTATTTCTCTGGCTGAACGTGTTGGATTTGGTGGTATCGGAATTAAATATAATACGTTTGTACATGTAGATGACAGACCTAACAAGGCAAGGTGGTAAGTATGTGGGACATGATTGGAGCAGCATTCGTTGGATCAGGTGCAGGAATTTTCGGATCAGTAGTTTCTAAATGCTTATCCATCTGGCAGTACAAGGAAGAGCTGAAAGCCAAGCAGTTAGACTACGAGCACGAGAAGTCTTTGCTTGATCGTCAGTTAGCAGCACGAAAAGAAGAGCTTGAGAGTGAGCAAGCAATTGTTAATATCTCAGCAGATAAATCTGTTAGAGTCGCTTCATACCAGCATGCCAGTAGTGTTGGAGAGACAAGCGTTTGGGTTAACAATGTGCTTCGATTGGTTAGGCCACTGCTCACAGTAATTATGGTTGCCCTTACTGCGTATGTTGCAGCTACCTTTGATGCTATTACTCAACGAGAACTAGCCGCTCAGATTATTGCAATCACATCCATGTGCTTTGCGTGGTGGTTTGGTGATCGTACTAAACAAAAGGCATCATCTTAAAGCCGAGGCTGTGGGTGATAACGCATGTACTTGTCATGATCATTACATGCATCAGTGCCACCACAACTTTCACATGACCAAGTACCATCCTTGATGGGCTTGGCGAAGTGGCAGCTTGATGCCTCAACTGGTACTGAAACTTCTCCCCAGCACACATCTCTTTTGAAGCATCCTCGACATCTCCAATCCGTTATATCAACACTGATCTTAGCAGCATTGCCTTCCAGCACAGTCACTATCCGATGTTTTAGATAGCTCCACTCAAGCTGATCGAACTCCACAATCTCCGCATGATAGCGAGACTTGTCCTTGTTGTACGCAATGAAGAATGCCTCCTTCATGTCAGCCAGTGCCATATACATCATCAACTGACAGTAGTAACTGTGGTGTGAAATCTTCACGCCCTTGTTCAGAAACTTTTGGAAGCTCGTGTTGTTCATGGATTTGATCTCAAGGATGTATCTCTTGCCATCCAACTCAATCATGCCATCAGTATGGGAGCTGATGTGTCCACCTAACTCCTGATAACTCCACTGCTCTCCAGTAGCTGGATCATTCTCGATGACCACTGCACCCTTAATCTTTTTAAGGTCAGCGACAACAACTTCTTCGATCATGTGTCCCATCGCAAAGATGCGCTTGAGAAATGCTGGAGGCTCAGTGTTAGGGAAGCCTCGCAATGAAAACGCTAGGTTAGCGTCACATGGATTGCCTACTCCACTGGCCCCAATGTACTTGCGAGATTTACTCTCCGTCTCCAAGTCATACGCTTCATCGATCAGTGTTATGACATTAAGTGCTTGCGTTTGATCTGTCATTGAGAGTCACCTTGTATAGATAAAGTCCATGTGATAAATGAATCTTATCAACTATATGAGACCCATGCTTTTCCTTTCTTAGATGACGAAGCTGTGCGCTAACACTGGCTTCTGGATCACCACTCAAGGTCGCAATCATAGATAGCGTCATGGGTACTCCGCTGCTACAAACTTTCTTCACTCTGTCTATTTGCTTGTCCAACCTTTCGTCATCTCGCTCTGGCTTATAGTCACTGCCATCAAACTTTTCCATACTCTTATCCTCTTATTGTAGTACCAAAAAAGCCCCAATAAAGGGGCTTGTTAACATGGCTAAGACTTAGAAGGGGATGTCGTCATCAAAGCTATCATCACTAGATGCAGTGCTTGTCGCACCTACTGGAGCGGCTGGTTGATCACCAGCAGCAAAGTACGGGTTGTTCTGGCGTGGCTCACCACCACCTTTCCTGCGCTCACCTGTCTGATCTTGCCAATCAGCACCCTGCACTACATGAACACCAACTGTCAGACCTTTCATCTTCACAACATCTGGAGTTGAGTGGGTATAACCTGCCTTAACTAACATTGTCTTCAGCCTACGTTGACCAATCTCCTGCGCTTCAGCAGAAGCGTTGTGAATGTTCATGTAGTCGATGACCTGACCTGACCCATCCATAGATGTAAGGGTTACAGCCAAGCGATGACCCTTACCATTCTTGGTCTTCTTGATCTCAGCATCTGCTATACGACAGATGTGTGATCCAGCCGCGAGGGTAGAGCCACCCTTGTCAGCTTCAATACCTGATAAATCTATTCCTGCTAAACCATTCCAATCGCTCATAAGTTACTTCTCCGTTGTGGCAGCGGTAGTGCTTGCCAGTTTATTAATATTGCTTTTATGTTTTGCCCACTGCTCATCATCCATCTGCATTTTTGCAAACAACACAGTGATGTCATCGCACTTCTCCACGGGCAGCAAACGTCTGCGTGGATCACGCGCCTTGGCATAGTGTCCTTGCACCTGATCAGTAACCAAGTATCGAGTCACCTTTAACTCTCCATCAACCTCCGCTGTTTTGCGTTTGCCACAGAACACATGGTCAAACAATGCAGGTATCTGCTTACTCACCTTGCCACCCTTGACCATGGGCCAGTAGGTAGTCTGTCCGTTGTCATCTTCCTCCTCGGCTAGGAGACAGGTACACACAACATGCATGTCTAAATCTCGCATCCATTTCAAGGCAGCAATCATCAAGCGAGAGTTATCACCCCACTTATCAAACGTGTTTTTGTTGTCCTTATGTTTCTCTTCTAAGAAAGACATTAGCTGATCTGACAACTCAGTTACTGAGTCAATGAAGATAGCCTTGTATCCCATTGCTTTAAATTCTGCGGTTGTGATCATGCTCATAGTTCCGCGAAAGGAGAACACGCCTTTATCTGGTTTGTGTTCATCGTCCCAACTGGTCACAGGAATCACATCAATTGATACGAGCGACAAAGATTTTAGGCCACCCTCCAAGGAGATGATTAATGTCTTGCCGTATTCGCGTTGAACATGGATGGCTTGAGTTGTTTTTCCGAAGCCATGATGAGCACATAAGAGCGTCTTCTCGAAGTGAACATTGGCATCGGTCGTGTTTAAAACTTTAAACATTAGATGGCCTCAATTTTAAATTTAGGTTTCGCGGCTGAACGAGTTAAGGCATGAGCCAATCGATCTCGATCAATTTGTGATGCCTTTTCGTAGCGTCCTTTAGTGACAGCAAATTTAACATTCATGCACTCAGGTAAATCATCTGCTTGCTTGTATAGATCAGACATAATGTCCTGATCCCAAGTCATCTTCTCTGCGACTGTTGTCTGCACTCGTAGCTGAGAGGTCTGTACGATGTGCTCACCGACTTCTCTCATATTACTAGGCAATGACATTGATAACCCATCTGTCGCTGCGTCTAAGGCTTCCTTGGCAGCTTTGTAGCGTTGCTGAAGAAGCACAACATCTAATGCATGTTCTTCAATTCTACTTAGAGCCTCACTGTTAACGACTTCTGTTTTGCAATTTGTTTCATGTGTTGAATCATCTTTCGATTCCGAATCAAACATTCCCATAGTTTCTTACCTCTTTTCTTTTGTAATAGTATTGATGGTGTTTGTAATCATCGATAGGATATGGCAAGATTGTCTCGAAATCAACACATTTTTTAATCAACAAGGAAAAAAGTCATGTCAGTTCAGTACAGATTAAATCTCCACCGCTTGTTTAGAGATCTGGGTGGGCCTTCGGCAATTGCCAGATACACGGGCCATCCACGCACCTCCTTCTATAGATGGATTAACACCGACAGCGTTAGCTCAAAGTTGCTTGAAGATATTAAGACGGCTTTCCCTGACATTGAGTTGGACTTTTACTTCGAGCCTATTGAAGTAAAAGAAGTGATAGCAAGGACGGGTCATATAAAAAGAGGCTTGGCCCCAAGGACGATTGATAGAGAGTTAACAACAAAAGAGAAGAATGCGCGGAAGACGTATAACAAAGAATAAGGAAGAGTATGAGTGCGGAAAATTTAGAAAGGGCATTGGAGTATTTAGAGTCGGGCTGGTCTGTTATCCCACTATCGTCTGTTGAGAAACATCCGCTAGTGAAGTGGAAGAAGTTTCAGTCAGAGCTACCAAAATGTGAGGATTTGGAGAGATGGTGGGAAGCATGGCCTGATGCAGATGTGGGTGTAATCACTGGAGCAATCTCAGGATTGTGCGTTGTTGATGCAGACAATCAAGAGTCTGTTGAACGTGCAAAACTGGAAGGTTACATCTCGCCTATACAAGTGAAGACTAAACG